TTTGGTGGAGCTGGGGGGATTTGAACCCCCGTCCGAAATTCCTACATACTATTATAATCTTAATGATTTCAATAAATTGCTTTTAAAATCAGGAATTTGATTTTATATGATGTTAACTTATTATAGCCTGTTTTTAAATTCTGTCGCCATTTCGTCGCCACTTTAATTCTTTAAGTTTTGATATTTCTTACCACCCAGTATCAAAGAAGGTGAGGCCGGCGCTACAATATGTAAAATGCAAAATTGCGTCATTATTATGTCAACTCCAGAGGCGTTTTTATCTCCCGAAAATAATCTTGAAGCCTTTGTAAATACATGGGTTTCGGCCATTGTTAGGTGACCCGTTGCATCTACTATGCCTATACAAATATCTTCTAATGCTTCTAATATTGAGTAAATCTCATTTGAACTTGAGATAGATGTAATCAGCCACGACTGGCTGTCTTGAAAAGCGAATGATTTCTGATATGCTGGATAAATAATGTCAATGTGATTACATAATTTAATTATTTCCAACTCAGCTGAATGCCATAATGTCATCGCTGATTCTGAGGTGTTATTAAATTCTAAATTATTTACGGCGATATCAATTTTTTTAAATTCAGTGAGAATGCTATTAATCCTCATCCAGGATTTTAAAATGAGTTTGGTATGGTTTTTGTTAGCCTTGTATTCAACACCATATACAGGGCTAGAATTTGGATATAGTTTCTGATATAGAGATAATGGATACGTTATTTTAACTGTTTTAGAGTGTTCAATGTCTTCTATTTTTGCTTTTAATACAGTTTCAGGCAATGATTTAAGATAATCAGTTTGAAACTTTGCATGTGCATAGTAACTGTCAGTCTTGTTTTTTTTCTCTGATTCAGTTATTTGTTTTTCCGTCTGTTTTGTCCTGTGAATGTTGTTAACGATAGATGCAAGGGGGACTGAAGCAGCAAGAAAGAGCAAGGGCAGTTTTGATATAATCAGGAATCTTTCAAAACCATGAGCGCTTAGTACAGGAGTTTTACCTATCCATACCCAAGATCCAAATACAATAAATGTTAGAAAAGGAATCCCAATAGATAACCAAAAAAGTTTTTGTTTGAATAAATTTTCATATGTTAGTCGCCACCAGTCATTTTTCCATGTGTAGTACAGAAACCCCCCAGTGCTGATGATGTAAGTTATCAAAAATAAAGAATGCCATAATTTCATGATTTTAATCCATATCAGCTAGCGGGTTTTTAGATACAGCATCTTCTAAATGTTCAGGCGCAAAATGTGCGTAGATCATCGTCATTTTTATATCAGTATGACCAAGTATTTCTTTCAAAACTAAAATGTTTCCGCCTTTCATCATAAAGTGGCTGGCGAATGTATGGCGCAGTACATGGGTACATTGACCTTCCGGCAGTTCTATACCAGCTCGCTTTACTGCTCGCTCAAAGGTTTTTCTGCAAGGAGTGAATAACTTTCCTCTATTTTTGGGGAGTTCGTCATACAGCTTATGAGAAATCGGCACGGTACGGTTTTTCTTACCCTTGGTCTTGGTGTAGGTGATCCGGTATTTAGATAACTGATGTCCCTGCAGGTTTTCAGCTTCACTCCAGCGTGCCCCAGTTGCCAGGCATATTTTTGTAATCATCAGCAGGCTGGAACTTTGAGAATCTGCGCACGCATCAAGCAGGCGTTTAATTTCTTCCGGAGCCAGGAACGCCAATTCACCCTCTGCGATTTTAAATGTTGGCAGTCCGGCGAGCGGGTTGGGGGCTGACCAGTGGCCTAGCTTTTTCAGCGTTCCAAAAACCGATGATAGGTTGCGTTGTTCAAGGTTTACTGTGCGGGGCTTAACTGGCGACATAAACGTGCCATCTTCATTTCGTACTTCGCCTTTTAACCGTGCTTCACGGTATTTCGTAAAATCACCGGCTGTCAGTTCTGAAGCAACGGGATCACCAAGGCCGTTACAAATGATGCTTAGCTTCGCCATCAAGCGTTTGGGATCTGCAAGAGTCTGCCCGTAAAGTGAGTGCCACTGGTCAATCAATTCTGATAAACGCCGCCGATCTTCCTTTTCCCCCAGCCACGGCTTTTTGTTTACTTCATCCATGGTGAAGTTTTCGAATGCTACGGCCTCGCCTTTCGTCGCAAATTGCTTGCGCACGCGTTTACCGTCTCGCCCGTTAGGGTAGCACTCACACAACCATTTTCCGTTTGGCTGCTTCCTGATGGTCATTTTTAAACGCTCTTAATCGATTTGACAGCGCGGCCCACAATTTCAATATCATCCAAAGAGCATTCAAAAGATGATTCACCTTGTTGGACAACTAAGCGATTACCGGGAATACGCGCAAGTTTTACTATCGTTTTTATTCCATCAATATCAACAAGCCATACGCCATTAACTGGAGGTGTGCCGCTACGATCTACGAGATAGGAACCATCATCAGTATGGATAAGCAACGGATTGGTCATGTTGCGGGGGAGCAGACTATTGTCCAATATGACTTTGCCGTGATCCACTAAGGCACCGCCATTTAGGGTGGCTTTATCAATCTCAGGAGCCACCACCTCAGATAGTGGTTTAATGTGAGCTGGGTTCACAAAACCAAAACTATTTTCCTGCCCATTATTATCATTTTTATCTCCTTGCCCAGTTGTTAACCAGAGCAACGACACCCCAGTTTCAAGTGCACATTGTATAACCCATTCCGCAGGGAAGCTGTCGCGTAAGTATCTGTTTGCCATGGTGCTTTTTGATACTGACAGATGGTCACATAGCTGCTGGCGAGAGCTGAAGTTATACGCCTTGATTAGCCTGTTAATTGCTTCACGACCTCCGCTGTCATTACCAACCTTGATTGATCTCATAAGCAAAACCCTTGACGTATATAAAATGTGATCTTAATATTCACTCAAGGTTTGAAAAACAAACCTCAACCATATAAAACGAGATAAAACGAAACTAAACTAAGAGATACTGCACTATGAGCACTGATATTTCAATTCGTGTACCAAAAGAGATGGCCACGCCTGCAGAGTTCGCGGAATGGGAAGGTATCTCCCGTGGCTCTGTTTATCAAAAAATCCACCATGGTCAGCTCGCTAAATACATGGTGAAGAAGGATAAAAACAAAGGTCGAGTGTGCCTGCGCTATGCGATGTATAAAACGGATCGTATGCGCGAATCTCTTGGTCATTCCAACTTCCGCGTCATTGTTGGTCAGTAAGTTCAATTATGAGAACTTTCGAAGGGGCTAACATGTTTGATTATAAGATCTCCAAACATCCGCACTTTGATGAAGCCTGCCGGGCCTTCGCGCTGCGCCACAACATGGCGAAGCTGGCAGAACGTGCAGGTATGAACGTTCAAACCCTGCGCAATAAGCTCAATCCGGAGCAACCGCATCAGCTCACGGCGCCAGATATATGGCTGCTGACAGATCTCACCGAAGACTCAACGCTGGTTGATGGTTTTCTGGCGCAGATTCATTGCCTGCCATGCGTACCGACCAATGAAGTCGATCGGGAGAAAATGCCGCAGTACGTCCTGAAAGCCACCGCCGAGATCGGCCGTGTCGCTGCCAGTGCGGTTTCTGGTGTTCAGCTAAATGCGACCACCCGCCGTCAGGTTGTTGAAAGCGTCAATTCTGTTACCCGTCTAATGGCTCTTACCGCGATTTCACTGCAGGCGCGGTTACAAGCAAACCCGGCAATGGCAAGTGTCGTCGATACCGTGACGGGCCTTGGCTCCTCGTTTGGGCTGAGCTGAGGTGTTTATGCTGAATAATGAACCCTCATTTGCGTCGCTTCTCGTAAAGCAAAGCCCGGCAATGCACTGCGGCCACGGCTGGATCATGGGGAAAGATGGTAAGCGCTGGCATCCGTGCCGCTCGCAGGATGCACTTTTGGCCGACCTGTCCACTATCCAACAGGGGAAACCATGGCTATTGAAGGTCCTGCAGCGACTGTTCCACTGAGTACCGGTCAGCGCCTGAATGGGCTGAACCATATCGCGGAGCTGAGAGCAAAAGTGTTTGGTCTGAATATTGAGCGCGAGCTGAAACGGTTTATTAATGAGATGCGCGATCCACGTGACATTAACCACAAACAGAACGAGAGGGCACTGGCTGCCATATTCTTCATGGCAAAAATTCCGGCAGAACGTCACAGCGTCATTATTAATGAGCTGACCACTGACGAAACGCGGGAGCTGATTAAAGCAATGAATCATTTTCGTGCAGTGGTGAGCTTATTTCCCAAACGGCTAACCATGCCGAATTAACCCAAAACAGAAATTAATGGCGTAAACCCGCCGGGCATTCTTTTGCCCAAATTCAGGAGAACTGATGATGCGAAATAGTGAAACCCGCACCACCAAAACCGGACCGGATGATGCCGGTTTGTTCCAGCTGTTTAACGAGACCCGTCTGGATGAGCGTAAAAGCTGCGCCTTTGCCGTTTCCATCCGCATGGAAGCACTGGCGATCCACATCCTGAAAGAGGGGATGAACGGAGTGGAGGCAGCGGAATTGTTGCGCCGTGAAGTTGCCCGTTATGAAGCTGAATCACGCGGGGACTGGCACTGATGGCTGATTCCATGGATCTCGTGCAGCAGCGTGTTGAAGAAAACCTGCAGCGCCATATTCAGAACGCCCGCGCCAGAAAGCCAGGCATTGCTCGCGTTCTTTGCATCGACTGTGACGCGCCAATACCAACAGCTCGCAGACAAGCTATTCCGGGCGTGCAGTGCTGCGTCACATGCCAGGAAATCGCAGAGCTGAAAGGGAAGCACTACACCCGATGCGCGCTGTGAGCATCGGAGCCTGTGAGTGATGCCTGAATTCACAAATGACAAAGGCGGCCCGACTGAGGCCGCCGGGGTTTTCCCATGGAATGCCCCGAAACAAGCTGTTAACCCCTATCTGGACCCGGCGGAAGTTGCACCGGTGTCTGCGCTTTCAAACCTGATCACTCTTTACGCTGCGGATAACGAGCAGGAACAGCTACGCCGCGAGGCGCTGAATGATCAGGTCTGGGAACGCTATTTCTTCAATGAATCCCGTGATCCTGTCCACCGCGAACTGGAGCAGGACCGGCTCATCAGCCGCGCCAAAATGGCCCGTGAGCAGCAGCGTTTTAATCCCGATCTGGTGATTCTTGCCAATGTCAGCGCCGAACCTGCACACGTCAGCAAACCACTTCTCGAAAGAATTAAATTCTTCCAGGGCTTGGGAAGGGCAAAGGCTTGTTCCCGCTATCTGCGCGAAACCATCATGCCGTGCCTTGAGCGACTGGATTGTGTGCGTGAAAGTCAGGTGTCAGCCTCCTTCCGGTTTATGGCGAGCCATGAAGGGCTGGAGGGATTGCTTGTACTGCCTGAAATGAATCAGGAACAGGTTAAACGTTTGTCCACGCTGGTCGCGGCACATATGAGCATGTGCCTCGATGCGGCCTGCAGCGATCTGTTTGTGACGGATGACGTCAAGCCTGAGCAAATCCGACAGTCATGGGAAAAGGTGGCGTCTGAGGCTATGCGTCTTGATGTCATTCCGCCTGCCTTTGAACAGCTGCGCCGCAAGAAACGCCGTCGCAAGCCTGTGCCCTATGACCTTATTCCGGGTTCGCTGGCGCGGATGCTGTGTGCAGACTGGTGGTATCGCAAACTGTGGCAGATGCGCTGTGAGTGGAGGGAGGAACAGCTGCGTGCCGTTTGCCTGGTGAACAAGAAAGCGTCCCCGTACATCAGCTATGAAGCCGTGATCCACAAACGCGAGCAGCGCCGCAAATCGCTGGAGTTTTTCCAGTCGCACGAGCTGGTCAATGCCGACGGTGACACGCTGGATATGGAAGACGTGGTTAACGCCAGCAGCAGCAACCCGGCGCACCGTCGTAATGAAATGATGGCGTGCGTGAAAGGCTTGGAGCTGATCGCAGAAATGCGCGGCGACTGCGCTGTGTTTTATACCATCACCTGCCCGTCACGCTTCCACGCCACTCTCAACAACGGCAGGCCCAATCCGAAGTGGACCAGCGAAACGGTCCGGCAGAGCAGTGATTATCTGGTCGATACTTTCGCCGCATTCCGCAAAGCCATGCACAAAGCTGGGCTGCGCTGGTATGGCGTCCGCGTTGCTGAGCCGCATCACGACGGCACCGTGCACTGGCATCTGTTGTGTTTTATGCGCAAAAAAGACCGTCGCACGCTCACTGCGCTGCTGCGTAAATTTGCCATTCGCGAGGACCGTGACGAGCTGGGCAACAATACCGGCGCGCGTTTCAAGTCTGAACTCATCAATCCACGCAAGGGCACACCGACCAGCTACATCGCCAAATACATCAGCAAGAACATCGACGGGCGCGGACTTGCGAAAGAGATCAGCAAGGAAACCGGCAAATCGCTACGCGACAGCGCCGAGCACGTCAGTGCCTGGGCATCACTTCACCGCGTCCAGCAGTTCCGCTTCTTCGGTATTCCAGGACGTCAGGCATACCGCGAGCTGCGCCTGTTGGCCGGGCAGGCCGCGAGGGCGCAGGGCGATAAAAAAGCTGGTGTTCAGGTGCTGGAAAATGCGCGACTGGATGCCGTGCTGGCTGCTGCCGATGCGGGTTGCTTTGCCACCTACATCATGAAGCAGGGCGGCGTCCTGGTTCCCCGCAAACATCACCTTATCCGTACCGCATACGAGCTTAACGACGAGCCGGGCACCTATGGCGATCACGGCATCCGTATCTATGGCATCTGGTCCCCGATTGTTGAGGGCCGGATCTGCACGCACGCGATGAAGTGGAAAATGGTTCGTAAGGCCGTTGACGTTCAGGAGGCGACAGCCGACCAAGGCGCTCGCGCCCCTTGGACTCGTGGCAATAACTGTCCCCCTGTTGAAAAAATGTTCCAGACAGGGGGCGAATTACCGGGCAGTGAAGAACCTGCAGCGCTGCCGGACTTCGAGAATATGACCAAAAAGGAGTTGAGAGAGCTGACTGCGAGGCTGCGGCTGGTCAAACCGAAACGCCGGAAAGGGTACAAACAGGAAATTACGGATCATCAGCGCCTGCAGCTCGATGCGGAGCTACGGTCTAGGGGCTTTGACGCCAGTGATACGGAAGTGGATCTGCTTCTGCGTGGCGGCAGCCTGCCATCTGGAGCCGGGTTGCGCCTGTTCTATCGGAACCACCGACTACAGGAGGATGACAAATGGCGTCAGTGGTACTGAAAAAGTCAGGAATGAGGTTATCTATTAATCAAAGGGTTAGCTGAGTAAAAAAGTATTTCAGCTTTAATTACACATGATGTACTGTATATATAAACAGTAATAAGGGGAGGGAGTTGTGAACGATTTGTTCATGGAGTCACTTGCACTGCAGCGGATAGAACTTATGGCCCGGTTGGTCGCCAGCTCAGATTGTAGCGATGACGACAAGGAGGTTGCGATCTCGTGGCTGTCGGAGCTGACGAGCGATCTGGTTACCAGGCTAAATGAATACGGAGTAGGGCAGGATGAGAGTACGCATTAGCAAACTCCCCTTAAGCAGTATCTTAAACAATTGTGCGTTATAGCATGATTTTTATACATTTTGTTGTGCTTAACACTTTTAGACGTTATTCTTTACTGACTGAATCTACGATTTTGGGGAGATAGAGGCGGCCCCCCGAAAGCTGATACCGCCTAGTTGGTAACTTCGTCGTTTGACTGGAACTCCAACCGTGCCGGCTGTGAGGTCGGCTCTACTTTTTAGGCTTAGGTAATTCATAAGTCAGATTCACATCTCTTGTCATAATATCTCTCGGACCTTTCGAGCTATCAAAGAAAAGCCAAATATTGAACTTCCGTTCTGACGGCCACGTATCATGCTTTAGTGAGTCCCAGCCTAGATACGATGCAACCTTATCTGAGACGGCAAGTTTGACTTCTGATGTAGCTTTGCCTTGATAAGCACACATCACTGCACCTAACAAAAAATCGGCTATTTGAATGTGTTCAGAAGACTTTGAGTCTTTTGTTACAACACTCTTGATAATATCTTTTCGTCCAAACTTCCTCGCCAAGGTGTGATTGGTGATTACACCGAACTCTTCATCGGCTTTCTTATAGCGAGAAGGTAGCGGATCAACCTCAACACGAAACTCGCATTCTCGGTTGGGGTGAGCCTTGATTACGTTTCCGATTTTGGTTTCAATCAATTTGCCAAAATGCTTGCGCATAGCAAGATCGTAATCACCGCCATGAAAGGATTTTTCGACCTTCGACTTTTCAACGATGATGCAATGGAAGGCCAACCATTTGTGTTTAAAAAAGGTCTCTAGTACATCATGATAGAAGGCAGCATTGCGTTTTGAACTAGCTTTTTGCCATTTAATCTCATCATTACAGCTATGCTTTTCCCTTAGCTCACGAATGATGCGCACGAAGTCTCCACGCCTCTGATACTTCATCCATAGGCTGCCAAATCCATAAAATCGCTGACCATCTATACCTGATTCATCACAGGCAACATGCCATATCAGCTTTCCCGGATCATTCGCTTCCATGTTTTTCCTTCATGACTAAACGTAAGGTATGAGATTATGATTTAACCACATCAGTAAGTGGTTGATAAGGATCACTTTTAATTTCTATCCGGCTAGACTGCTTTTCCATTCCTTGAGATTCTTGGGCGTAGGCGGGACCTGCGTTCATTGGGCCCGCCTACGCCCAAGAAGTTCCGCACAAAATGTGCATTTTTGTGCATGGTTTTGCATGATCACAATTGGATCTGTAACGCGGTTACCCGGTAGTGTTGGCGGGCTATTCCTTGATTCATGCAGTGCATGAAAACCACTAGATAAAGCGGGCAGGCGTGGCGGGGATACGAGCGCGCGCTAGTGTTTATCTAGTTGAATTTCTGACAAACGTGCTATAAATTGAAAAAAATTTCAATAGGACAACTCTATGACAACTGAGCCGATTAAGGAAGTTCCTCGGGCCACAAAAACAAGTAGGAACCTCAAGAATTTATATCTAGATCCCAATAATTATCGCTTTGTGGATAATGAGAATCACAGATTTGTTGAAGAAATTAATTTATTAGATCCTCAAATTCAGAAAAGAAGCCGGACTTTTATAGAAGGCAAAGGACAGGAGAATATCCGCGATTTGCTGGCTAGTTTTAAAGCAAATGGATTCCTTGATGTAGATATTATACAAGTAAGGGAATTAGGCGAGAATAAGTATTTGGTTCTTGAGGGCAACCGTCGAGTTACTGCTTTAAAAGCTCTTCAGGAAGCATATGATAATGGTTTTGATATTGGAAATCTGGATCCGGCTATATTTAGAAGTGTTCCTTTTGAAATACATAGTAAAGAGGAGAATGAGAAGCACCTGATTGTTATGGGGCTAAAGCACATTAGTGGTAATAAAAAATGGTCTACTTACAATCAATCAAAGCTATTGTATGATTTTTTAAAACCGTATGAAACCTTAAGTCGCGATGATTATATTAGCAAAGAAAATGATTTGGTAAATTCCTTGGGGATAACGAAGCATAGGCTTAGATCAATGCTTCGTGTATATAATCTTATACAAGCGTACAAGTTGAGTGATTATAGCGAGCAGTTTTCTCCGGATATGGTCGGTATATTTGAAGAGATAATGAAGAAGCCAATAATAAAAAATTGGTTAGATTGGAATGATTCTGGTTATTTTGCTGCGAATTCAATTAATCTTGAAAGGCTTTTTTCTTGGATTTCAAAAACTGAGGTTTATTCGGAATCAGAAAGTAGCGATGATGAAGATAGTTACGATACAGGAGATGATTACAAAGAGTTAGAACCAATTATTACGAAGTCGTTAGAGGTTAGAGATCTCGCTTTATTCATCGAGAATGATAATGCCCTCAAAATCATGGAGGACGAAAGAAGCTTAGCCCGTGGCTTAGTTTCTAGTGGTTCCGTTGATAAGCAGAATTATCAAAATGCTTTAGTTAATCTCACCGATTCATTACGTAACTTATCAAATCACAGAACTTTAATTAGTGTCGATGATACTAAGTTGCTGGATGAAGCAAAAGAAAGCCTATTACAGATCATACCTAAGAAAAGTAATCTTAATATTGAAGGTGGTAACTTTACGACAGTATTTGAGTATGGTGTCACAAGTCATTTTGATAACATTCATATTACCAAATACAAAAAATTAAAAAATTTCAAGCTAGACAATCTAAATAAGATAAATATTTTCGCGGGGTTAAATAACACTGCAAAAACCACTTTGTTAGAAGCTGTTTATCTATTGACTCAGCGAAATGATATGGCGTCACATTTTAAGCTGATCCGGCAGAAAAATAAGTTTATAACACTTAGCCCTGTTTTTCTTAATGCCGTTTTTCAGGATAAAATCTCTGTTGATGGAAGGTTTAATGGCGTTGATGTTTCTATCAGAATGGAAAAGTTTGATGAACCTAAAGTTGATAAAAAAGATGATTATATAGCATCATATCTACTAACGTCTGAAATAGACAACATCGAAATCTCTAATACAGTGCACACTTATGTTCATGAAAGTATGCAGAGAATTTCTGATCAAGTATCACATCTATGCTCATCATCCTTCAAAAGTCCATATTTTCACGATGTTGATGATTCGGTTAGTGATTATAATCGTAGCGTAGAGTTAAAGGTTAATAGTGATGATGGCACATATGTCACTGCAATTAATCTAGTCGTTAATTTTATGCAGCAAATAGAAAATAGCATAGTTGATATTAGATACACTGAAGAAATGGATGTGAAAAGATTTTTGGTGGAATCTAAATATTGTTTAGATCGGAGTTTCGATTTATCAACTTATGGAGAAGGCATTCAACGTATATTCTATATTGCACTTGCATTCGCATCATGCCGGAACGGTGTCATACTTATTGATGAATTTGAAACTGCAATACATTATAGCCTGTTAAAAGAATTCACGATACTTACACAAAAATTGTCTGAAACTTTCAATGTTCAAGTTTTTTTAACTTCGCACTCGAATGAATGTATCAGGGCGTTCGTAGAAAATGGCTATCGTTCTGAACAGATTACTGGATTTAGAATGATAAACGAAAATAACAATATTTCCACAAAGAGAGTTGATGGGGATAGATTTAAGTATCTTGTTGAAAATATTGATCTGGATATCAGGGGTTAATATGAACCAGAAGACTAAAATTGTTGTGGTTGCATGTGAAGGACAACATGATATAGCTTTTATTACAAGGATTTTACATACGTCTGGCTTTAATACTGATAATAAAAAAATCAAAGATTTTCCCAGTCCATTCAATGTTCTTTTCAAGAAGATTGCTGAATCGATGGTTCTTTCTGATAGGAAATTGGGTTATCAAAGCCCCAACTTCCTTTTGCCCTCGGTAGCTCTTGGTAAAGAGGATAATTTAGTCTTGCTTCATAATTTAAGTGGTGATGGACGAGTCGAGGAACGCAGGAAATTACTCAATTCATACTCGGAATTAATCGGAGAGGATGATTTTACTAAAGATTTAAATTTTGATTTTAGATTTTTATTTTTCTTCGATGCTGATCAGGCTGGAGTTCCGACGCGGCTTTCAGAAATATCGACTGAGTTAGGATTAGAACCACCTTTGGAAAATGGTATATTGATTTCCAAAGGAAATTGTGAACTTGGGTGCTACGTTTATCATGAAAATGGCCATGACACTGGGGTTTTAGAGGATATTTTATTAGATCACTTTTCCAATAAAGATAGGGGCCTTATTGGTAGCGTCACTACTTTCTTGACCTCTAATGCATTAGAACCGGAGAGGACTAAGGAACTTCATATTAATGATGGAGTTGAAGCTCATAAGGGGAAATCAAAATATCATGAAAAAAAATCAAAGGTTAATCTATTTGGACAATTGCAATTTTCTGGAATGAATAATTCCGTTGTGATCTCAAAATCGGATTTTTTACGAAAGTCGGATATCGAAACATGCCCGCAATGCACGCTCATCAAATCTATGTTTAATTGAATTAGGACTGCCGCGATGCGGCAGTTTCTTATAAATTATAGTCAATAAAGTTTATCACGTCCTCTCCCACCCATGAATTTACTTCTTCAAACTGTCTCATCAAGGGGATTAATTCATTACGAACAAATACCTTTGAAGCCTTCTCCACATCCCCAAACCCCCCAACATTACTCGGCATAATCCCCATCATTTGCGGCGGAACGCGGTGTGCCGCCATCATGTCGTCCCGGCTCACGTTCTTGATATTTAGAAACTCATCCTTTGCCGCCACCTCTGACAGCGGGATGATCTGAATCCCGTCCTTTTTACCATTGGGTGAGTACATAAACAGGTTACGGAAGTTGCCCGGTCCTTTGGCGCTTTTCATCGCCTGGCGGATGTTGTTCACGTCCTCCTGGTTCTGCGCGGCGTCGGTCATGTACATTATGAATCCAGCATGGCTGCCGTTAATATAATACTTGCGGCGGAACAGGGTGGCGGACTCGTTCAGCAGAGCGGAAGGGATAGCGGAGAGGTATTCCGGCAGGCCGTAAATCTCCTGGTTTAAATCCGGCTCCATCAGGTGAAAAATGCTGCCTCGGGTGAACTCATACGGCTGCGTGGTCATGCCATACTGCACAAACCAGTAAGTATCGAGATCGATCCCGCGCCGGGTATATTTCGCCAGCGACGGCTCCAGCGAGAGAATACCGCCGAGCCGGTTAGTGCGCTTCTCCAGATAGGCGTTACCGAATACCAGGTAGTCCTGCACAAAGCGGCTGAACGCTTGCTGGCTCAGTAGCGGGTGTGGGATGAAGGTGCTGGTCAGAATGTTGCGTTTAACGGCAATCGGCGAGCTGTGATGCACGGCCGCACGGTAGGTACGCGCCAGCCCGTCAAAACTCACCGGTGGCTCATACCAGCGGTCCATCTGCACGCATTCCACGTAATCGAGTAGCTCGCGGCGGTCCAGCACCGGGATCGGGTCGCCAAAGCTGAATGCTTCTGCAGATGCGCCGCTGCTGTGCTGAACTGCGGCACGGTTTTTGTTTCTCTTGCCCATCAAAAAATCTCCACAATATTGCTGGTATTGGCGGATTCGCCCTGCAGCGGTTCGTTAAACAGCGCGTGCATCGTCGCCCAGGCCAAATCTGCGTGGCTGGCTTCTTCGCTGCGGCTGGCTTCGTAGGTTGGGCGGTTGCCGCTGGCGGTGGTGGCTCGGCGGATTGCCATGAAAGACTGCGCGATGTCGGTGTGCCCGGCGTCGAACTCCAGACGGCGGTGGCTGATAATGTCGTAGGCCTTGAGCACCAGGGCGTTTTTGACGTTGGGGTTGTAGACGAACTCGCGGACGGCAGGAAAGAACGCTTTCACGTTCTCGTATACGCCGTGGCCGACACCGGTGGAGTCAATGCCGATATAGGTCACGTTGTACTGCTGCGTCAGTTTTTTGATGGCGTCCGCCTGAGCGCGGAAGTCCATCCCGCGCCACTGGTGGCGCTCCAGAATGCGGAACTTGCCGCCCGGCACGGCAGGCGGAGCCATGACCACGCAGCCTGCGCTGTCGCCGTTCTGCGTTCCCTTCGCCGGGTCATAGCCGATCCACACTTCGCGCCAGCCAAACGGGCGCAGCGCCAGCGCGTGAAAATCTGACCAGACTTCCCAGCTGTCCACCATGCAGGCCTGCAGCTCGCTGAGCGGAAACACGGACGCCAGATCGTCGATAAACTCGCACATCAGCAGGTTCTGGTACTCGTCCGGGCTATACTCCATGCGCAGCTGGTCGATATCGAACAGGTTACACCCGCCGCGCACCGCATCTTCCACGGTGACAATCTGGCGATACTGCCCGTCCGGGCAGAGCAGGCCGGGGGCCAGGCTGCCGTGGGTCAGGTCAATATCTACTTTGTCGGCTTTGGCGCGGCCCCGGTTGAACAGGGCACCGGACCAGAACGGATACGCGCTGTGGGTCAGGCTGGACGGCGTGGAGAAGTAGGTCTGCCGCCATTTTTTGTGAATGGCCATCCCGGAGGCCACCTTGCGCAGCTCCTGGAATTTCGGTATCCAGAAATATTCATCCAGATACAGGTTGCCGTGGTAGCTCTGCGCCGTGCGGGCGTTGGTGCCGAGGAAGTACAGGCACGCGCCGTTGCTGAGCGTCATCGGGTCGCCTTTCAGCTCCACATCGACCTCTTTGGCAAAGTCGATGATGTACTGCTTAAAGACGTGCGCCTGCGCCTTGCTGGCGGAGAGGAAAATCTGGTTGCGCCCGGTGGTGATGGCGTCAATCAGCGCCTCACGGGCAAAGAAGAAGGTCGCCCCAATCTGGCGCGACTTGAGCAGGTTGCGGATGCGGTGCCGATTGCCTGCCTCCCACCAGTGACGCTGGTAGGCAAACATCGAATCGTGGAACACCTCCTGCAGCTTCTCGATCTGTTCGTCGGTAAACAGGTTCTTTTCCGGCGGCTTGCGCGGGCCTTTGTTGCGGTTCGCCACGTTGGGATTCAGGTCCGCTTCGTTGCCACCGTCGTTGAATTTGCCGATCCGGGCATGGCGTTCAGACTGGCGCGCCAGCAGGTCAATCTCCTTGAAGTCTTTCCCTTCTTTCTGCTCTTTCATGATGAGCTGGCAGTAGCGCGCGGCGGTGGTGAGCTGCATCTGATCCAGCGGCCCGTATTCGCCCCATTTGTCGCGCTTCTTCCAGCTGTGAACGGTTGCAACTTTCTCGCCCAGCATTTCAGCAATGCGGGCTACGCGGTATCCCTGAAAGTACAGCAGCATGGCCTGCCGACGGGGATCGAGGTCTGCGGGGGTCAGTGTCTTCTTCGGCTTCGTTTTGTATGGCAAAGGGCACAAGCGCCGCGCGTTGTTTCACTTCTCCCATCCCGCAACCATAAGGCTCCAGACAGTTTTCTAACGGAGCACGGCTCATGACAGTGAAAGCAAAGCGTTTCCGCATCGGGGTGGAAGGTGCCACCACCGACGGGCGCGAAATCCAGCGTGAATGGCTGGAACAGATGGCGGCGAGCTACAACCCGACGGTCTACACCGCGCTCATTAACCTTGAGCACATCAAGTCCTACTCCCCGGACAGCGCCTTTAACCGCTACGGTCAGGTGACGGCGCTGGTTGCCGACGAAATCACGGATGGTCCGCTGGCGGGCAAAATGGCGCTGTACGCTGACGTGGAGCCGACCAGTTCTCTGGTAGAGCTGGTTAAAAAAGGCCAGAAGCTGTTCACCTCCATGGAGGTCAGCCCGAAATTTGCCGACACCGGCAAAGCCTATCTTGTCGGTCTGGCTGCGACGGACGATCCGGCGAGCCTCGGCACCGAAATGCTGGCGTTCAGCGCCAGTGCTGCCCACAACCCGCTGGCGAACCGCAAGCAGAAACCGGACAACCTGTTTTCTGCCGCTGAAGAAACCCTTATCGAGCTGGAAGAAATCCAGGACGACAAACCCTCCCTTTTTGCCCGCGTTACCGCGCTGTTCACCAAAAAAGAGCAGACCGACGACGCGCGATTTTCCGACGTCCATCAGGCCGTGGAGCTGGTTGCCACCGAACAGCAAAACCTGAGCGATCGCACCGCTAAAAATTTGACCGAAAACGGCGAACGCCTGTCCGCGCTGGAATCCTCCCTGCAGGAGCAGCAGGCCGCCTTTGCCGAGCTGGAGCAAAAGCTCAACCGCGAAGACAGCCGCAGGGATTATCGCCAGCGTGCGCCAGGCGGTGACGCCCCGGCAGGCACCGTGACCAATTGCTGAGGAGCAAAAACACCAATGAAACAGAAAACCCGCTTTGCCTTTAACGCCTACCTGCAGCAGCTGGCACGCCTGAACGGTGTGGCCGTGACCGAGCTTGCCAGCAAGTTCACCGTGGAGCCGTCGGTATCGCAGACGCTGGAAGATGAAATCCAGCAGTCCGCCGCGTTTCTGACGCTGGTCAACGTGATGGGCGTGGCTGAACAGTCCGGCCAGCTGCTAGGGCTGGGCGTTGGCAGCACCATTGCCGGCACCACCGATACCACCACCAAAGAGCGCGAACCCACCGATCCAACCCTGATGGCGGACGTGGAATACAAGTGCGAGCAGACCAACTTCGACACGGTGCTGACCTACGCGAAGCTGGACCTGTGGGCGAAGTTCCAGGACTTCCAGGTGCGTATCCGCAACGCCATCGTCAAACGCCAGGCGCTGGACCGCATCATGATCGGCTTCAACGGCGTGAAGCGCGCCAAAACCTCCAACCGTGGCGAGAACGTCCTGCTGCAGGACGTGAACAAAGGCTGGTTGCAGAAAATCCGCGAAGACGCGCCGGACAATGTGCTGGGTATTAAAACGGCAGATGACGGCACCGTGACCATCGAACCGGTGAAAGTGGGCAAGGGCGGACTGTACGCCAACCTGGACGCGCTGGTGATGGATGCGGTCAACGAGCTTGTCGATCCGATTTTCCAGGACGATGACGAGCTGGTTGTGATCTGCGGCCGCGAGCTGCTGTCCGACAAGTATTTCCCGCTGGTCAACAAGGAGCAGGAGAACAGCGAGAAACTCGCCGCTGATCTCATCATCAGCCAGAAACGCATGGGTGGCCTGCAGGCCGTGCGCGCGCCGTATTTCCCGGCGAATGCCGTGCTGATCACCCGCCTGGATAACCTGTCCATCTACTGGCAGGAAGAGACCCGCCGCCGCTCGGTTATCGACAACCCGAAACGTGACCGCATCGAAAACTTCGAATCGGTGAACGAGGCCTATGTGGTGGAGGACTACCGCTGCGCCGCCCTGGTGGAAAACATCGAAATCGGTGATTTCAGCGCGCCAGCCGCACCGGATGCCGGGGAGTAACGCATGAGCCTGAGTCCCGCACGGCAGCACCGCCTGCGCATTCAGGCTGAACAGGCCGCCCGCGAGGGCGGCAGTGTTCGCCATGCGTCAGGCTATGACCTGATGCTGCTCCAGCTGGCCGAAGATCGTCGCCGTCTCAAGGGCATCCAGTCCACGGTGAAAAAGGCGGCGATCAAGGTTGAGCTGCTGCCGAAATATGCCGCCTGGGCGGACGGCGTGCTGGCCGCCGGAGGCGCGCAGCAGGATGACGTCCTGATGTACGTGATGCTGTGGCGTATCGATGCCGGGGATTATGCCGGTGCGCTGGAAATCGGGCGCCATGCCCTGCGCCACGGCTGGGTGATGCCGCTCGGCAACCGCAACGTGCAGACCGTACTGGCCGAAGAAATGGCCGACGCGGCACAAAGCGCGATGCTGGCGGCAGCTACTTTCGACGCCAACCTGTTGCTGCAGGCGCTGGATCTGACCACCGGGCAGGATATGCCGGACCAGTCACGGGCGCGCCTGCACAAAGCTATCGGCGCGGTGCTAAGCGATAATCATCCGGCATCGGCCCTGAATCACCTCACTCATGCGCTCCAGCTGGATCCCCGCTGCGGTGTGAAAAAAGACAAAGAGCGGCTGGAGCGCAGACTGCGCAACGACCGCTGACGGAACGTGCCCCGCGCACGGGCGGCACGGGATGGCGACAGGCACTGCCTCATCAAAATCCCGTCCACCGCCCACTTATTCAGGAGAAGACCGCATGAAGTTTGTTGCGCCCGAACCGGCACCAGAACAGGCGGAGGTCATCAAAAACACGCCGTTCTGGCCGGATGTGGATCTGTCGGAGTTTCGCAGCGTGATGCGCACTGATGGCACGGTGACGCAGCCGCGCTTAAAGCAGGTGCTGCTGACCGCTATCTCCGAAGTGAACGCCGAGCTGTTCGACTTCCGCAACCGCCAGCGAATGCTGGGTTATCAGGCTCTGGCTGAGGTGCCTGGGGACGTGCTCGACGGCAAAAACGAGCGCATCCAGCACTACCACAACGCCGTCTATTGCTGGGCGCGCGCCGTGCTCAACGAGCGATATCAGGACTACGACGCCACGGCGTCCGGGGTGAAACGCGGGGAGGAGCTGGCGGAGGCCAGCGGCGACCTGTGGCGTGATGCGCGCTGGGCGATCAGCCGGGTGCAGGATGCGCCGCACTGCACGGTGGAGCTGATCTGATGAAAGTGCGTGCGCACCAGTATGACACGGTGGATGCCCTGTGCTGGCGTCACTACGGGCGCACGCAGGGTGTCACGGAGCAGGTATTACGGGCCAATCCGGGGCTGGCCGAGCATGGCCCCTTTTTACCGCACGGGCTGCAGGTGGAGCTGCCGGATATCCCGGCTTCTACCGCCGCGCAGACCGTCCAGCTATGGGACTGAATCATGACGCTTGAGAGAGTCAGCGCCTTTATCACTTACTGCATCGCCGTGCTGCTGGCCTGGCTGGGCGACCTGTCGCTCAAGGATGCCTCCACGGTTGGCGGCGTGCTGATCGGTGTGCTGATGCTGGCGATCAACTGGTACTACAAACACCAGTCTTTCAAATTGCTGCGCGGCGGCAAAATCTCGCGGGGGGAGTATGAATCCTTCAATCGTTAAGCGCTGCCTGGTCGGGGCGGTGCTGGCTGTTGCCGCCACGCTGCCCGGTTTTCAGTCGCTGCACACCTCTGTGGAGGGGTTGAAACTGATTGCCGATTACGAGGGTTGTCGCCTGCAGCCGTATCAGTGCAGCGCGGGCGTCTGGACCGACGGGATCGGCAACACGTCCGGGGTAACGCCTGGCAAAACCATCACCGAACGGCAGGCAGCGCAGGGGCTGATTACTAACGTGCTGCAGGTGGAGCGGGCGCTGGAGAAATGTGTGGTGCCATCCGTGCCGCAAAAGGTCTATGACGCCGTGGTGTCGTTCGCCTTCAATGTTGGCAGCACAAATGCCTGCAGCTCCACGCTGGTGAAACTACTGAACCAAAAGCGCTGGGTGGATGCCTGCCGCCAGCTGCCGCGCTGGGTGTACGTCAAAGGTGTATTTAATCAGGGACTGGACAACCGCCGCGCGAGGGAAATGGCCTGGTGCCTGAAAGGGGCTGGAGTATGACGCGCACGCTGGCGGTCATGCTCGCGCTTGTACTGGCCGCGCTGGTCTGGCAGTCGTGGCGGCTGAACAATGCCCGCCACGCCATCGAAGCGCAGAGTGAAGCGCTGGAAACCAAAACGCAGGCACTAGCGGAGAAAAACAGCCAGCTGATCGGCCTGTCCATTCTGACCGAAACCAACAGCCGGGAGCAGATGCGACTGTATGCGTCGGCGGAGCAGACCACCGCGCTGCTGCAGAACCGCCAGCACCGGATCGAGGAGCTGAAACGTGAGAACGAAGATTTACGCCGCTGGGCTGACACTCCTTTGCCTGCTGACATTATCCGGCTGCGGGAGCGTCCGGCCCTCGTCGGAGGTGCATCTTACCGTGAATGGCTGTCCCAGAGTGACGCCGTGCAGCCTGAACCCGTCAGCGCCGGGCACTAACGGCGACCTGAACGCGATGCTGGATGAAACCGAGGCCGCCTGGGCGGTCTGTGCTGACAAAGTGGACACGATAGTGACGTGCCAGGAGCGAAACAGTGAACAAGCCACAGTCCTTACGCAACGCCCTGAATAAGGCAGTGCCCTATGTCCGCGATAACCCGGACAAACTGCATCTGTTCGTGGATAACGGTTCCCTGGTGGCAACCGGCGCGATGTCCATGTCATGGGAATACCGCTACACCCTGAACGTGGTGATCGAGGATTTCAGCGGCGACCAGAATCTGCTGATGGCTCCGGTGCTGCTGTGGCTGAAAGCCAATCAGACGGATGCCATCAACAACCCGCAGCTGCGTGAAAAGCTGTTCACCTTTGAGGTGGATATTCTGCGCAACGATGTGTGCGATATCAGCCTGAACCTGCAGCTGACGGAGCGCGTGCTGGTCAGCACCGAAGGCGTGATCTCAACGGTTGAGGCGGAGCCAGAGCCTGACGAGCCAGAAGAAATGTGGACGGTGAAACATGGATAATCTGCATAAGGTGGATGAGTGGCTGGCAGCCCTGTTGGCGAATCTGGAGCCTGCAGCTCGTCAGCGCATGATGCGGGAACTGGCGCAGGAGTTGCGCCGGAACCAGCAAAACAATATCCGGCTGCAGCGTAATCCTGACGGCAGCGGCTACGAGCCGCGAAAGGTCACTGCCCGGACTAAAAAGGGGCGTATTAAGAGGCAGATGTTTGCGAAATTGCGCACGGCGAAATACCTGAAAACTGCAGCCAGCGCGGATTCAGCCAGCGTGCAGTTTGAGGGGAAGGTGCAGTGGATTGCGCGGGTGCATCATTATGGATTAAGAGATCGTGTTAGCCGTCAGAACACAAAAGTAAGATACGCTGAAAGGCGACTTCTAGGGTTTAACCGCGAAATCGAAAATTTCATATATGAGATATTGCTTCATTCGATGGTAAATAAATGAGTAACTCCTGTCTAAATTAAATATCTGATAATGTTTTATTTTTGTTTAATATGTTTCTTTAATCAATAGTGATGGAATGTGAGATGTCTCCTCTTTTTTATAATTTATTTTGAGGCAGTGGGAGAGTTCTCTCCTCCATAAGAAAATGGTTTCAGCGATTTTATGTGGCGACCTCTCCAGATCATTTATTTTTACAACTAATTTATCGTGCTCAACCAACCTATTTTCTATGTTTTTACTATTAAGAATTTTTTCTATTTTAAGTAAGTTGTTTTTGGCGATGCTGAATTTTTCATATTCGCCTTCTCGAATATAGATGCCGGGAATAAAATTCTTGAGGCTTATTGGTGAGTAGTCAAGATTACTTAACAGGTTCTTTATATCATTGTTTGAAATTTCCCCGTCGTCCTTTAATTTGCGAAAGATTTTATATACCACTTCATTTTCTAGGTTTGAGAAAAAAGTACCATCAGTCAGTTGGTTGATAATTACTTCCACATTATCAATGAAATCACATTTTAATGAGTTAAAGAACTCGCGGTCTGATTCTTCTTTGCGTTTTAAAATTGTTATTTCTGTCCTTGTTTTTTTTATGATGTGATGGCAGTCAGTAATACTAGCCCTGATATTTTTAGTGCGATCTATAAAAAAACACAACTGGTCATAAAATTGTCTTTCCTTTGAAGATTGTAAAAAAGGTGCAAGGTTGGACGACTCCTTAAAGTTGGATGCTGCAAATCTAGCCTCACTGAGTTTTGACTGTAATGCTTTCTTCAACATATTAATCGAGAGTGTTTCGACCATATTTTTAATTTCGATGCACGATTCTTCCACTTACATACCCCCTGATTGATTATCCATCATTGTACGATTGATAAAACAATTTATAGCGTTTTCTTCTGTGAGCAATCAAGTGCATTCTCGTTTTATGAATATACAACTCACAGAAATCATGCGCCTTATCACCAACCTGATCCGCACCGGCACCGTGACCGAGGTGGACCGGGAGAACTGGCTATGCCGGGTGAAGGTGGGCGAACTCGAAACCAACTGGATTAACTGGCTGACGCTGCGCGCCGGTGGTGCCCGTACATGGTGGTGCCCGTCGCCGGATGAGCAGGTGGTGGTCCTGAGCATGGGCGGCAATCTTGAAACTGCTTTTGCGCTTCCCGCTATTTATTCCAGCCAATTTTCGCCGCCGTCGGATTCCGTGGACGGCTGCGTGACGCAGTACCCGGACGGCGGTTGGTTTGAGTACGAACCCGCTACCGGGCGCTGGCACATCAGGGGTATCAAATCCATGGTGATCGAGGCGGCCGACAATATCACCCTCAAAACCTCGGAGTTTGTGGTGGAGGCCAACACTACCCGTATCAACAGTGAGGTGGTGATCAACGGCGCTGTCACCCAGGGCGGCGGCGCGATGAGTTCCAACGGGATCGTGGTGGATGACCATGCCCATATCAAAGTTATGAAGGGTGGCGACACGTCGGGCGGCCCGGTATGACGCTGTATCTCGGCCTGAATCAGAGCAACGGCAAAGCCATCACGGATACCGACCATCTGCGCCAGTCGGTGCGCGATATTCTGCTGACGCCGCAGGGCAGTCGCGTTGTCCGCCGGGAATATGGCTCCCTGCTGTCCGTCCTGATTGACCAGCCGCAGAACCCGGCGCTGCGCCTGCAGATCATGTCGGCGGTATATATGGCGCTGAGTCGCTGGGAACCTCGCCTGACGCTGGACTCCATCACCATCAGCTCTAACTTTGATGGTTCCATGCTGGTTGACCTTACCGGGCAGCGCAACAGCGGCGCGCCGATTTCCCTTTCCGTATCAACAGGAGCAGACAATGGCGGTCATTGACCTTTCCCTGCTCCCCGCGCCACAGATCGTGGACGTGCCGGATTTTGAGACGCTACTGGCGGAACGCAAGGCCGCCTTTATGGCGCTGTATCCGGTGGATGAGCAGGCAGCCGTCGCGCGCACGTTGGCGCTCGAATCTGAACCCATCACCAAACAGCTGCAGGAAAGCACCTACCGCGAAGTGCTGTTGCGCCAGCGTATTAACGAGGCCGCGCAGGCGGTCATGGTGGCCTATGCCCTCGGCGGCGATCTGGAGCAGCTGGCCGCTAACTACAACGTGAAGCGCCTGACGGTAACGCCTGCCGATACCGACGCCGTGCCGCCGGTTGCTGCTGTGATGGAAAGTGACGAGGCGCTGCGTCTGCGTGTTCCCGCTGCATTTGAAGGGCTGTCCGTTGCGGGGCCGACGGCGGCCTATGAGTTTCACGCCAGAAGTGCGGACGGGCGCGTGGCGGATGCCAGTGCAACCAGCCCGGCACCGGCGGAGGTCGTGCTGACCGTACTGAGCCGCGAAGGCGATGGCACGGCCGGGGCTGATCTTCTGGCAGTGGTGGAAAAGGCGCTGAACAACGAGAGCGTGCGCCCGGTGGCAGATCGCCTGACGGTGCGGAGCGCCGAAATCATCCCGTACAGCGTGGATACAACCATTTATCTCTATCCCGGACCGGAGACGGAGCCGGTGATGGCGGCCGCAAAAACCAGCCTGCAGAAGTACATCGCCAGCCAGACGCGGCTCGGGCGTGATATCCGCCGCAGTGCTATTTACGCCGCGCTGCATGTTGAAGGTGTCCAGCGCGTCGAGCTGGCTTCTCCGCTGGCTGATGTGGTGCTGAACAAAACGCAGGCCGCCTCCTGCACGCAGTGGAATGTGACTAACGGGGGCACGGATGAATAGCCTGATGCCGCCTGGCTCATCGCCGCTTGAACGCCGACTGGCGCAAAGCTGCAGTGGGATTTCCGGGCTTGAGGTGCCATTACGTGATCTGTGGAACCCGGCAATCTGCCCGGTCATTTTCCTGCCGTATCTGGCGTGGGCCTTTTCCGTGGACCGCTGGGACGAGAGCTGGACGGAAAGCGTGAAGCGCCGGGTGGTGCAGGATGCGTTCTATATCCATCAGCACAAAGGCACAACCAGCGCCGTGCGTCGGGTGGTTGAGCCGTTCGGGTTTCTGATCCGCATTATCGAATGGTGGCAGACTGGCGAGCAACCGGGCACGTTTCGCCTGGATATCGGCGTACAGGACCAGGGCATCACGGAAGAAACCTATCTGGAGCTGGAGCGTCTCATCAGCGACGCCAAACCCTGCAGCCGTCATCTGATCGGCATGTCCATCAACCTGCAGACCAGCGGACCGTATTTTGTCGGCGCGGCCACCTACACCGGGGAAGAAATTACGATTTACCCGTATATCAACGACACCATTATTTCCGGAGGCACCGCTTACGAGGGCGGGGCGGTCCACGTTATCGACACAGTGAGAGTGAATCCATGAGCGCAAAATTCTACACCCTGCTGACGGAGATCGGCGCGGCGAAACTGGCGAGCGCCGCCGCGCTCGGCGTTCCGTTGAAAATTACCCAGATGGCGGTGGGCGACGGCGGTGGCGTACTCCCCACGCCCAGCGCGCAGCAGACCAGGCTGATTGCTGAAAAGCGCCGGGCCGATCTCAATATGCTGTATATCGACCCGCAGAACAGCAGCCAGATAATTGCGGAGCAGGTGATCCCCGAAACCGAGGGCGGGTGGTGGATTCGTGAGATCGGGCTGTTTGATGAAACCGGTGCGCTGATTGCTGTCGGCAACTGCCCGGAGAGTTACAAGCCGCAGCTGGCGGAGGGGAGCGGGCGCACCCAGACCGTGCGCATGGTGCTGATTACCAGCAGTACCGATAACGTCACCCTGAAAATTGACCCTGCCGTGGTGCTCGCAACGCGCAAGTATGTCGATGACAAGGTGCTGGAGTTGAAGGTTTACGTCGATGACCAGATGGCGAAGCACCTGGCTGCAGCCGATCCGCATTCGCAGTACGCCCCAAAAGAGAGTCCGACCCTGACGGGCACACCGAAAACGCCGACGGCACCGGCAGGAACGAATACCACCCAGATTGCCAGCACGGCGTTTGTGCAGGCGGTGGTGGCGGTACTCAATAATGCGCTGGCACTGAAAGCGCCGCTGGCAAATCCGGCCCTAACGGGAACGCCGACGGCTCCCACTGCAGCACAGACCGCCAACAACACGCAGATTGCCACAACGGCTTTTGTGAAAGCAGCGCTGGCGGCACTGGTGGGTTCGTCCCCAGCGGCGCTGGATACGCTGAACGAACTGGCGGCAGCCCTGGGCAACGACCCAAACTTTGCCACCACCATGACCAATGCGCTGGCGGGCAAACAGCCGCTGGATTCAACCCTTTCCAGCCTGTCCGGCAAATCGGTTGTTGAGCTGCTGGCCTGGCTGGGGCTGGGAACGGCTGCCACGAAAGATGTGGGGACCGGAAATAACCAGCTGCCGGACATGGGCAGCTTTGGTAATTCTCTGGTTGCGAATGGTTACCAGAAGTTGCCTGGAGGGCTGATTATTCAGTGGGGAACTTTTGCTGTTAATGCGACGGCAGGCGCGGTGGCAACAACAGATGTCACTTTCCCGATTGCGTTTCCGGCAGCATTCAGAACTGTCATGGCGTTTATGTCCACCAACGATCCGTCACAGCGTTTTACAGGTTTTGATACCGCTAATACGAACAGAACAAAGGCGAGGTTCACCTATCTCACGCCAACCTCTAACTCTATTCACTGGCTCGCGCTCGGGAACTGACAACGATGAAACATTATTACTTTGATCCACACAGTGCCGGTTTTTATGTGGACCCGAACAGCCCTGTGATCCCTGATGATGCAGTGGAAATCAGTCCTGACATTTATGAGCAGTTCGCTGGCGAGCCATGGCCTGCAGGTAAGGTTATGGGCGCGGATGGCGCTGGCCTGCCAGTCTGGAAAGATGCGCCGCCGCTGTCGTCGGAGGAACAGGAGCAGGCAGCTGAAATCAAACGTGATGCGCTGATTAATCAGGCAAATGAATACATGAACAGCAGGCAGTGGCCGGGCAAGGCCGCCATTGGTCGGCTCGCTGGCGATGAGCTGGCGGGTTATAACCGCTGGCTGGATTATCTGGATGCGCTTGAGGCTGTGGATACAACAGCACTGCAAGACCTGAACTGGCCCGACACGCCCGAAAAGTAAAACCCGCCCCCGCGGCAGCGGGGATTTTGTATCCTTCCATTGTCTCATTCACTTCACAATGCCTGTCACGTGCGCCGCGCGTAATTCCGCCAGAACATAGTCACACCCCCTCTACACCGGAGTGACTGCCTTATGGCTCAGGATTACCACCACGGGGTGCGCGTTGTCGAAATCAACGAAGGCACCCGACCCATTACCACGATGAGCACCGCCATCGTGGGTATGGTCTGCACCGGCGATGATGCCGATGCGGCAATGTTCCCCCTCAATAAACCGGTCCTGCTGACCGACGTACTGACCGCCAGCGGCAAAGCGGGCGAGTCCGGCACGCTGGCCCGCTCGCTGGATGCGATTGCTGATCAGGCCAAACCCGTCACCGTCGTGGTGCGCGTGGCTCAGGGCGAAACCGAAGCGGAAACCACCTCCAACATCATCGGCGGCGTGACCGCTGACGGCAAAAAAACGGGCATGAAGGCGCTGCTGACGGCGCAGTCCCAGCTCGGCGTGAAACCGCGCATCCTCGGAGTGCCCGGGCACGACACGCAGGCGGTGGCAACGGAACTGCTGAGTGTGGCGCAAAGTCTGCGCGGGTTTGCCTACCTCTCGGCCTACGGCTGCAAAACCGTGGAAGACGCTATTGCCTATCGCGCCAATTTCAGCCAGCGCGAGGGTATGCTGATCTGGCCGGACTTCATCAATTTTGACACCGTGCTGAATGCCGATGCGACGGCTTACGCCTCCGCCCGTGCGCTCGGTCTGCGCGCCAAAATTGACGAGCAGACCGGCTGGCACAAAACCCTGTCCAACGTCGGTGTGAACGGCGTTACCGGGCTGTCTGCGGATGTGTTCTGGGATCTGCAGGACCCGGCAACCGACGCGGGGCTGCTGAACCAGAACGACGTCACCACGCTTGTCCGTAAGGACGGTTTCCGTTTCTGGGGTTCCCGCTGCCTGAGTGACGATCCGCTGTTTGCCTTCGAGAACTACACCCGCACGGCGCAGGTGCTGGCGGACACCATCGCTGAGGCGCACATGTGGGCGGTGGATGGCGTGCTGAACCCGTCGCTGGCACGCGACATTATCGAGGGCATTCGCGCCAAACTGCGCAGCCTGAAATCGCAGGGCTACATCATCGGCGCGGACTGCTGGCTGGATGAGGCCGTGAACGATAAGGATTCCCTGAAAGCCGGGAAACTCACCATCGACTACGACTACACGCCAGTGCCGCCGCTGGAAAACCTGATGCTGCGCCAGCGCATCACCGATCAGTACCTGCTGGACTTCTCCAGCCAGGTCAGCGCGTAAGGGGACACCATGGCTTTACCACGCAAACTGAAACACCTGAACCTGTTCAACGACGGGAACAACTGGCAGGGGATCGTCGAGTCGCTGACCCTGCCGAAATTCACCCGCAAGTTTGAGAAATATCGTGGCGGCGGGATGCCGGGCGCGGTGGATGTGGATATGGGGCTGGATGACGGTGCCATTGATACGGAGTTTTCCATTGGCGGCGCCGAGCTGCTGCTGTTTAAACAGATGGGTAAAACCACGGTGGACGCCATCCAGCTGCGCTTTACCGGCTCTATCCAGCGCGACGACACCGGCGAAGTGCAGGCCGTCGAGCTGGTAGTGCGCGGGCGCCATAAAGAGCTGGACTCCGGCGAGTGGAAGACCGGCGAAAGCAGCACCACCAAAGTGACCAGCACCAACAGCTACGCAAAGCTGACCATCAACGGCGAAGTGCTCTATGAGCTCGATCTGGTCAACATGATTGAAATCGTGGACGGCGTGGACCTGATGGAAGCGCACCGCAACGCCCTCGGCCTCTGATTAACTTGAACGGCGCGGGCAGCCGCGCCAGTACGTATCAACAGGAAAAGAACATGAGCGATAAACCAACCGAAAAGACCGTGCAGCTGGATACGCCGATCAAACGTGGAAAGACGGAAATCACCGAAATTGTGCTGCGCAAACCGCAGTCCGGCGCGCTGCGTGGCACCCGCCTGCAGGCGATTATGGATATGGACGTGGGCGCGATGATGACGGTGATCCCGCGCATCTCCACGCCGACTCTGACCGCGCAGGAAATGGCGGAGCTGGACCCGGCCGACCCACCGCGCTGTCGGTTGAGGTGGTGACTTTTTTATTGAAGAAGTCGGTGCTTGCCGGTTTGCCGATAGCCTGACGGTAGATGATTTGGTGGCGGACATTGCCACCATCTTTCACTGGTCGCCGTCCGTCACTGACGTTATGCCGCTAACGGATGTGCTGGAGTGGCGACACAAAGCCATTCAGCGAAGCGGGGCCAGCGATGAGTGACAACAACCTGCGCCTGCAGGTGATTCTTAATGCGGTTGATAAGCTCACCCGCCCGTTCCGATCCGCGCAGGCCAGCTCGAAAGAGCTGGCCACTGCCGTTCAGCAAAGCCGCGCCCGTCTTAAAGAGTTAGATGCCCAGGCGGGCAGGATTGACGGATTCCGTAAAACCAACACCCAGCTGGCCGTCACCGGCAACAGCCTCAAAGCCGCCCGCGAAGAAGCGGCGAAACTTGCCACGCAGTTTACCGCCACCAACCGCCCGACGGCGGCGCAGTCCAGACTGCTGGAGCAGGCAAAAAGCCGCGTTACGGATCTGCAGGGCAAATACAACGGTCTGCGCCAGTCGGTCCAGCGTCAGCGCCTGGCACTCAGTGAGGCCGGGCTGGACACGAAGAAGCTCAGCAGCGCGCAGCGGGAATTGCGGCAGAACGCCGACGAAACCCGCCAGGCGCTGGACCGTCAGATGAAATCCCTGAAACGCCTGGGCGAACAGCAGGCGAGGGTGAATGCGGTCCGCGAGCAGTATTCCCGCCGTCTGGAAGTGCGGGACAGGATTGCCGGGGCCGGGGCCACGACGACTGCTGCCGGGCTGGCGATGGGCGCACCGGTGATGGCGGCGGTGAAAAACTACGCCAGCATGGAAGACGCCATGAAAGGCGTGGCAAAGCAGGTCAACGGCCTGCGTGATGACAACGGCAACCGCACCACCCGGTTCTACGAAATGCAGGACGCCATCAAGGCCGCCAGCGAACAGCTGCCGATGGAAAACGGCGCGGTGGATTATGCCGCGCTGGTTGAGGGCGGGGCACGTATGAACGTGGCGAACCCGAATGATTCCTGGGAAGACCAGAAACGCGACCTGCTGGCGTTTGCCAGCACGGCGGCCAAAGCCTCCACGGCGTTTGAACTGCCCGCCGATGAGCTGTCCGATGGGCTGGGTAAAATCGCACAGCTGTATAAGGTGCCGACCCGCAATATTGAACAGCTGGGCGACGCGCTGAACTACCTGGACGATAACGCCATGTCAAAGGGCGCGGACATTATCGACGTCCTGCAGCGCATGGGGGGCGTGGCTGACCGTCTGGATTATCGCAAGGCCGCCGCGCTCGGCTCCACGTTCCTGTCGTTAGGGGCTGCACCGGAAATTGCCGCCAGCGCGTCGAATGCCATGGTGCGCGAGCTGTCGATTGCCACCATGCAGAGCAAGCGCTTCTTTGAGGGGATGGATCTGCTGAAACTCAATCCGGCAGAGATTGAAAAGCAGATGACCAAAGATGCGATGGGCACCATCCAGCGCGTGCTGGAGAAGGTCAACCATCTGCCGCAGGACAAGCGCCTGTCCGCCATGACGATGCTTTTTGGCAAAGAGTTTGGTGATGATGCGGCGAAGCTCGCGAACAACCTGCCGGAGCTGCAGCGCCAGCTCAGCCTCACCTCCGGCGGGGATGCGAACGGCTCGATGCAGAAAGAATCCGATATCAACAAAGATTCTCTTTCCGCGCAGTGGATGCTGGTTAAAACGGGGGCGCAAAACGCGTTCAGCAGCCTGGGCGAAACCCTTCGCCAGCCGCTGCTGGATATCATGGATTCCGTGAAAGGCGTCACCGGGGCGCTGTGCCGCTGGGTGGAACAAAATCCGCACCTGGCGGGAACGCTGATGAAAGTGGCGGCAGCGACGGCAGCGATCACCGTTGTACTCGGTACGTTAGCGGTGGCTGTGGCCGCCGTGCTGGGACCGCTGGCGGTGATCCGCTTTGGCCTGTCGATGCTGGGCGTAAAAACCCTGCCCTCCGTGACAGCTGCCGTATCACGGACCGGCAGTGCGCTGTCCTGGCTGGCGGGTGCGCCGCTTTCCCTGTTGCGTCGGGGACTGGCGTCAACCGGCGGCAGTGCTGCATTGCTGAGCGCGCCGCTGAATGCCCTGCGCCGTTCCGCCGGGCTGGCGGGTAATGCGCTGAAAGCGGTAGCTGGTGCGCCGCTGGTGATGTTCCGCGCCGGAATGGCAGGCATTCGCAATGTTGTCGGCGCAGTGATGAACCCGCTGGCGGCGCTACGTAGTGGACTCTCCGCAGCGGGTGGCGTGCTGCGCTTTCTGGCCTCCGGTCCGCTGGCCATGTTGCGCGTAGCGCTGTACGGTATTTCCGGTCTGCTGGGCGCGCTGCTCAGTCCGGTGGGGCTGGTTGTGGCGGCCCTGGCAGGCGTGGCGCTGGTTATCTGGAAACACTGGCAACCCATCAGTGCCTTTTTGGGTGGCGTGGTGGAAGGGTTCAAAGCCGCTGCCGCGCCCATCAGTGCCGCCTTTGAACCGCTCCGCCCCGTGTTTCAGTGGATAGGCGACAAAGTGCAGGCATTGTGGGGATGGTTCAGGGATTTGTTAGCCCCGGTGAAATCCACCGCCGAAGAACTGAGCAGTGCAGCGGCGATGGGCCGCAGCTTTGGTGAGGCGCTGGCAGAAGGTCTGAACATGGTGATGCACCCGCTGGAGTCGCTGAAATCGGGTGTGTCGTGGCTGCTGGAAAAGCTCGGTATCGTCAGCCAGGAAGCGGCAAAAGCGAAACTGCCGGAGCAGGTTACGCGACAACAGCCTGCTGCGGTAAACAGTGACGGCAAGGTGGTGCTGCCGCCTGGCGGATTCCCCTCGATGGGCTTTGCGGGTATGTACGATAACGGCGGGGCGATCCCGCGCGGTCAGTTTGGCATCGTGGGAGAGAACGGCCCGGAGATTGTCAACGGTCCGGCCAATGTGACCAGCAGGCGACGCACCGCCGCGCTGGCGTCCGTGGTGGCCGGAGCGATGGGCGTGGCGGCAGCACCTGCAGAGGCCGCGCCGCTTCATCCGTTCAGTTTGCCAATTAGGGCGTACCAGACTCAGCCTGTGAAGGCCAGCAGTCCGCCACCGGTGATCCGCTATGAAATAAACGCGCCGATTCATATCACCGCCCAGCCGGGGCAGAGTGCGCAGGACATTGCCCGCGAAGTGGCGCGACAGCTCGATGAGCGCGAACGCCGGGCCAGGGCGAAGGCCCGCAGCAATTACAGCGATCAGGGGGGATACGATTCATGATGATGGTGCTGGGTTTATACGTCTTTATGCTGCGCACCGTGCCATATCAGGAGCTGCAGTATCAGCGCAGCTGGCGACATGCAGCCAACAGTCGGGTGAACCGTCGCCCGTCCACGCAGTTTCTTGGCCCGGATAACGACTCCCTGACGCTGTCCGGCGTGCTGCTGCCGGAAATCACCGGCGGCAGGTTGTCCCTGCTGGCGCTTGAACAAATGGCGGAGCTGGGGAAAGCGTGGCCGCTAATTGAGGGCAGCGGGACTATCTACGGCATGTTTGTGATCGAGAGTCTGAGCCAGACCAAAACGGAGTTTTTTGAAAGCGGAATGCCGCGCCGGATTGAGTTCACTCTGACTCTGAAGCGGGTGGATGAGTCGCTGTCTGAGATGTTCGGCAGCCTGAGCGATCAGCTCAGCAACCTGCAGGACACGGCGGCCTCGGCGATTGGCAAGGTGAAAAATATGGCGGGAGGGCTGTTGTCATGAATCTGAACAGCGATCTGCCGGAACTGAATAGTAAAAGCCCGGCGTTCAGCATCACCATCGAAGGCAAAGACGTGACGACGATTATGGATGCGCGCCTGATGAGTCTGACGCTGACCGACAACCGGGGCTTTGAAGCGGACCAGCTCGATCTGGAACTGGACGACGCGGACGGGATGATTGTTCTGCCGCGTCGGGGGGCTGTGATCCATCTGGCGCTGGGCTGGAAAGGTCAGCCGCTGTTCCCGAAAGGGGGATTTACCGTGGATGAGATTGAGCACTCCGGCGCGCCTGACCGGCTGACCATCCGCGCCCGTAGCGCAGACTTCCGCGAAACCCTGAACACCCGGCGTGAAAAGTCCTGGCACCAGACCACGGTGGGCGAGGTGGTGAAAGAGATCGCCGCCCGCCACAACCTGAAACTGGCGCTGGGCAAAGACCTGACGGACAAAGCGCTGGATCACCTGGACCAGACCAATGAGAGCGATGCAAGTTTCCTGATGAAGCTGGCGCGCCAGTACGGGGCGATTGCTTCGGTAAAGGACGGGAACCTGCTGTTTATCCGCCAGGGGCAGGGAAGAACGGCCAGCGGTAAACCGCTGCCGGTTATCACTATCACCCGTAAAGCTGGAGACGGACACCGCTTCACCCTGGCGGATCGCGGGGCATACACCGGAGTGATTGCCAGCTGGCTGCATACCCGTGAACCGAAGAAGAAAGAGACCACGCAGGTGAAACGACGCCGGAAGAAAACCGCCGCGCCCAAAGAACCGGAAGCCAAGCAGGGGGATTATCTGGTCGGAACCGATGAAAACGTGCTGGTACTCAACCGGAGTTATGCCAACCGAAGCAATGCGGAGCGTGCCGCTAAGACGCAGTGGGAGCGCCTGCAGCGCGGGGTGGCGTCATTTTCCCTGCAGCTCGCAGAAGGCCGGGCAGATCTCTACACCGAAATGCCGGTGAAGGTCAGCGGCTTCAAGCAGCCGATTGATGATGCGGAGTGGACCATCACCACCCTGACGCATACCGTCAGTCCGGATAACGGGTTTACGACCAGTCTGGATCTCGAAGTGAAAATAGATGAGTTCGAAATTGAATGATGGGTTCTCATTATTAAATAATGGTGTATCATTATTGCGAATTTAGCAAAACTGAGCGGAGGTTATTGAAGATGATGAATTGCCCATTGTGCGGACTCTCTGCGCATACGCGAAGTAGCTTCCAGGTCTCCAGTGAAACTAAGGAACGCTACAACCAGTGTACCAACATTGAGTGTGGGCACACTTTCGTAACCCATGAGACTTTTGTGCGCTCGGTGTGCCGACCTGAGAAAGTGAGTTCGGCTCCACCGCACCCGAAAGGGCTGCAGGAACAGTTTGCATACTGACCCGCCACTGGCGGGTTTTTTATTACCTGGTGCCGCCATAGCCAAACGGCTGTCGCCATTTTGCCGCCACTGACAACGAAAAAGGGGCTACGCTTTCACGTAACCCCTTGTTTTATTTGGTGGAGCTGGGGGGATTTGAACCCCCGTCCGAAATTCCTACATACTATTATAATCTTAATGATTTCAATAAATTGCTTTTAAAATCA